CTATTAACTTGGCCGCTGATATACTTACCGAAGCCATTAGCCCTAAGATAAAGGAGATGATGGTGAATTTATTAAGGGAACAGGGATGGAAAACCGAATGAGACATGGGAACATATGAGAAGAAGGTAAATCAGTTAAAAGATTTGATGGTAAGGAAATACAAGTCGGCTTACAACAAATCCAAGGAAATGAACATAGATATAAGCTCGATAATGTATCTCCCGGTACCAAATGAATTTAATGATATGGATATTGAGAATATGTATGTTATTCTCGATAAGATTAAAGATATTATAGATAACAACAGGGATAAGCTCAAGAACCCGACTTGCGGCACATGCGTACATCTGCATGATAATGAATGGGCGAAAAGATACGGAAAAGTATGTTGCTCTATTTGGCAGGTGTGTGACCATTATATAAATCCTAACAGTAAATATAACAGGAAGCAAAAGACTTATGTTAGACGCCCAAGCAACAAAGCTTGTCCTAATTATGAGTATGGTGATGATAATTTTGAAAACAGAAGAAGATGTATAAAAGAAAAGAATACCCGATAAAGAGCTATGTGCCGATGCGCACCAATAAGGATAGGACGTGTATCTGCTGTGGCGATACGATCCCAGCCGGCAGCAGCAGGATGATACCTAGACACGCCAAGGCAAATCATAGTTTATGTTTCTCGTGCTTCAAGAAATGGAGAGATACGGGAGGAGATCTTAAGCTTATGGACAACCCCGGAGATGCGAAGAAAGAGCATGTCATACATATGTCTAATATCCTGAAAGGGAATTGTGATATAATAAAAGGTCGAAAGCTTTACGTGGCTTTTAAAAAGGCGATAAACGGCGGAAAGAAGATCGTTATCAAATTTGACACTGATCAACCGATATCTATGTCAACAAGAGTCATGAATCCTTCATTCGGAGAGATTATGGATGAGTACGGCAAGGACATATTCCAAGGTAATCTCAAACTGGTAGATGTCCCAAAAGGAGTTAAAGACTTGATAGTTAACTATATAGAAAAATATCGTAAACTATGAACATAAGAACATTTATATGCATGATCTTGGCATTCAGAAGAATAGATCCTATACCTAAAAGCCTAGGATTTATGGTAAGTATAACATTATGGATGTCCATAGTATGTACAATATTTAACTTTACTGTATTGATAATAAAATTGATAAAATAGATAATATGAAACGAGGAGACGTGATATACAAGAATGGTATGGAACTGCTATGACAAAGATTAAAGCAAGTATTATTATCCTATCTCTTATCATGATAGGATGTAAAGATAAAAAAGAAGATAATGTTGATTATTATCCTAAAACTGTTTATGTAGATGATAGGGGTAATAAGGCAACCATGTTGAATGATTCTATTTTAATAGTATGCACATGCCTAGAGTATCCAGAGAAGTATAAAATGGAGGTAATTAATATAAAGAACAAATAGATGGTTATAAACAACAAGCAACTTTATAAAATAACATTGACAAGGGAGCAACTGATGTTGATCTCACAATGCGTGGAAGACATCAGTAGATTTGCGGCGGGTGACATGAATCTACAGCATACGACAAGTACATTGATAAATGATATGGATAGGACGGAATCGCTGGGGATAAGAAGCTTTATAGTCAATAACTCACGAGCGATAAGAAGAAGGTTGTTCCCAGATCTTGCGGATTTTGAGCATATAGGGTATGATGGAGGCAGTAAGGATAAGATAAACAGGAAGAGACTTATCGGCAACACCTACCAGATATATAGGTCGATATTACATCAGTTGGCCATTGACGAGAGCTGGAATAATGTGTATAGTGATATCACGTTACCTTCAGGTGATATGGGAGCAATTAAAGTGGAGAGGATCGACGATGATAAGAAGAATAATGATATTAGATAATTTACTATGAGCTTATTTGTGTGCGCTAAATGCGGTTGCGTTGATAATACCGCTACGTCTAGTTACTGGATGTTGACAAACGAGTATATGGTGGACAAATTCGAGTATGCCAAGGAACTACAGCCGTACAAGGGCATGGGGCTGTGCAGCGAATGCGGGAGGCTGGCTACCAGCCCAGACGGACGTGATGTCGTGGTGCCCGGAAAATGGCACGGGAAGTTCCCGAAGGAGAAAGCTACCGAAGAGCAGTTGAAGAAAGTGGGATACAAAAATTTGATAAGATGAGTAAGTTAAGAAAAGGAGAAGTTAAAATATATAAAGGGGAAAAATACATAGCTATCCCTGAGATAAAAGAAGAGAGTTGTGAGGGATGTTGTTTTTATGACGAAGGAGTTTGTTCAATAGAGCATAATAATGATCCTAATTGCCTTCATAGCGGCATGATCTGGGCACAAAAAGAAAATAGTATGAGCGATATCAAAGAAAAGGCTATTAAATTGGCTATAGAGGCCATGAAACCTATCCCCGTGTATTCGTCACCATGTTATAGCATAAACGACAATAGATCACCTGAGGAAAAGCATGAGGAAGACATGAGGTTTTGCAAGGAGTTTAACGACCTTAAATGCGAAATGCTTATTGACATGGCCAAGAAAATAGAGGAGTATTTATTATAAGGATACTATATTGATGATCGGGGACGCTTCCGGGAAAGAAGGACAGCTCTCCGACTCCGATAAGAAGACGGCGGAGAACTTCGGGTGTGAGTATATAGATGTGGATGATTTTGTAGATAAATATAAGGGCTGATAACAGTAGAAGGATAGGGTGACAATCTCCTATCCTTCTATTATTATGTAAATCCATTTTTGGATTACATTAAGTATCAATGATATAACTATATCTTTTTATCTTTAACGATGTTCCTTACCCGAATAAAACCATACTCATTGATTATATTGTCTATATCATTATCAGATAAATGAAACCATTCTCTTTCCATCCTTTTTATCTCAAATTTGCTATGCAATTCATTTTCTATATCTCTGCCAACAAAGGCTATTATCTTAAAATCTATATTACCGGTTCTTATCGTATTTTCCCTTTTGTCAATATTATTGGTTTTACCTATCTTAATATAACCATCAATATTACCTGATCCTAAATATGTATATACTACCTTGTTATCTAATATATCAAATGACATATCATATAAATAGACAAAATCTTTATATATCTTAGTTATCAGATGTCCTATGCTCAAATTATTAATATCGTTAAAATATTCAAAAACAGATATTAAATTAAAAAAATCAATTCTTTCAGCATTTAGAAATTTTCTAAACATATTTGATACATTATTTGATATATCCATATTTGACTTGACTGGGACAAACACCTCAATATTGTCTACTATACAATTATCATATCCAGTCACCACTCTTATAGAAAATCTATATCCAAAAATGTTATCAATAATAGTTTTGTAAAGAGCGTTTAAATCATCGATAAATTCACGAGGGATATCACGTCTAACATCAATATTATCAACTTTATAGATACATATATTATCATATGTTATAAAAATACTATTTATATAGTCTATAACAATATCCCTTTCTGATATATTTTTCAATCTTATGCTATATCTGTATCCACCAAGAATCCTAAGGTCATTTAAATTAGCTATCTGACATAACATAAAACCTAATACAGGGAAATTATTAAATATTGATATATATTCATGTTTACCAGTATTGTTATTGATATGTTTTATTTTGTTTATGATTAGTTCATAATCATATTCCATTTCTCTATCAGATTGTATATCAAATCCATAATAATCTTTATTCCCTTTAACGAAATCGTCTATATGGCATATGTAGGACGATCGAGCTGTCAACTGATTCAATTTATCAGGCATGATAATTTTCAAAGACCCTATTTCGTTGGATTCGGACGTCAAAATTCCACTACTATCCTTCACGGAATCCTGATAAATGCTTACATTTGCATTCATAGTTGATAATTATTTATTCCCATCCGTCCGGGATGGATAGATGGGAATACAAAAATAGCCAATATGATTGTTTTAAGCAATCTACTGGCTATTTTTTTTCATCACGCTATATCAGCAGTTATCTTCCCCTGTCAAAGTACCAATTAGCGTCCTCCCCAGACTCGTCCTTATTTCTACCACCTAGGAAGAATCCCATCGTCATGCCGTTGGTCATCAACCAGTAGTCGGATGTCTGCTTAATATCCCTAGCCGTCTTGATATTATACCATTGCTTACCGAACGATAATTTCATGAGCTGTCTCCACAACTTACTCTCGCCCTTATACACGCCGGTCTGGACGGTAGCGAACGGATCCCAGTTCCGGGGATCGGTGAGATCGCCTAACTTCCGGGCCGTAACCAGCGGATCTTGCAGCATATCTATGGCGTTAAGCTCCATGAACGGGGATGTCTGGGAAGCGATCTCATTGATCGTCCTGAACCCGATATAGGTAATGAACTGCCCGAACCAGCTATCCTCATTATCCTCCCTATATCCCATCAAAGCCCTTCCTATGGCTATCATCGTAGCGAATACTGCCATATTGATAAGCGATCGCTTGATATTGGTCTGCTCATAAGGATTAAGACTATGATATTCTTTCAGCACGTCATGTATTTCCTTCATCCTGCCTTCTGACATCATATTATAGATATCCCCGGCGAATCTCCATAACGTTCTCATATATCCTTCCTCGAACTGGTTGGTCTGGAAATTGAAACCGGCTTTCTTATACGCCCGCTGCACGGCCAATATAAACCATCCACGATGAGGCAGCACCATGTTAAGGATAGCGTTCCGGCTAGCCCCCACCCGGTTCTGCTCGTTCAAGGCGCCGTCACAGATCTGCACCATACTCCTTACCCTACTGGACAAGGTGGGTATATATCGGTCTATAATATCCTTGTTAGCCTCGTTCTTAGCCACGATCTTTCCGTCCTTGACATCTACCATGTTCCACATAGAATAATCCCTTAAACGCTCCCAATCGCGTTTAGCCTCGTTAGCGGACATATTTCTGTCTTTCATCATCATCTCCTTGAAATTGGAGTATGACCAGAACTGACCCTCGTATAGGCGGGTATCATCCATGACCGAGATAATGACCTGCGGATCCAACGGGGAGTTAAGAACCTCCATCATCTTAAACGGCAGGTCCCGGAATAAGGTTCTCCAGATTTTGTTATACGCTGCCGATCGTACACGGTTACGGACATTGAACACGCCTAGAGCCTCTCCAACGACATATAGCTTGTTGGTGCGGTTTATATCCCCGATCTCCGACACGTACGTACTTAACTGCTTCTGGGCTTCCCCATAGGCGTATTTCATGGAGTCCTTGCTTATATACTGCCCTACCATACCCTCCAAAAGGAAGTTGGCCTGCCCGGTAAGGGCGCCGGTAGCCGCGACGAATGGGGAGAAGCCTAAGTTGGATTTGGATACGAATTTGGTAAACATAAGAGCCAGCTTATTAAGATCGACCTTATAATTACCTATATTCCATTCTGCCCGCTTATTATTTATCCTAACATCATAGATACTGGCGTTAACCCAGTCCTGAAACATCCTGTAGGCATGAGTGGCTTCCGGATTCTTTCCCCCATCATATTGTGTCTCAAGCATCATATTCCTATATCCCATAACATCATCCAAAGCAGCTCTCTTATACTTATAGGATGCCGCCTGAAGGGATAGCATAGAATAGGAGTACGCGAAGTCATGGGATACGTCATCGGCATTCTCTAGCTTGCTCAGATAGTACTTGGGAATCATGCGATATTTGTTATCATTCTCATCAAGCCCTCCTAAGTCTTGTCCTTGACCATGTATGGGATCATCAACCCTCTCGCCAACGATGTCACGTACGGCGTTTCCGATAGCCGCCTTCGGGTCAACCCCGGCCTGCACCATCCTCTCCACGCCGCCCTTGGATATTTGTGGTATCTGGTAGATATTCCTGAACCGCTCATCATAGTCCTCCATAGCCCTACGGCTTATGTTAAGCAGCTCCTTCCTCATCTCCCACTTATCCTTATTGATCGTAGCTTCCTCCCCTTCGTTGGTAATACCGTATTTCTTGAAAAAAGCCTCGTTCTTGTACTTATCGAACCTAGGCGTATGATACCCATAACCCAGATCGGGATTATAATTAGGATTACGGAAAGAACTCTCGGCATCGGCCTCTTCTAGCCACTGGTTATTGATCGATAAGTCAATCATATTAATATCGAACCCGAAACGGGATACGCTCTCTTCCTTTGATATACCATTTTCCATGGCATCAAAGAACTCGGATACCTTATACGTACCGTTATTTATCTTGCTGATGAAATCAGAATACCCTTTGGGAGAGTATTTTCTCATATAAGGATACAACCGGGTTCTGGCGTACTCGACAAGGATCTCATCAGTCTTACCCATCGCTATGTCGTTAGCTAGCTTATTATTGAAGTCAGGACCGTATTTCCTTCTCAAAAACGATACCTCCACGGCCGTCCATGACGGGTTCTTCCGAGACAACTTGGCGGCCATCCTATCCACCTGACTCCGGGAGCGGGCGGACATATGCTCCTTGGCGAATTTAATCTCATCCATACCCTTGTCGTATGCCATGGCGTCCCTTAAGGCGTTACGGTAAGAATCCGTGACACCACTCTCCACCGTATCAGGCATATCCATCTCAATAGCCTCAGCGGAAGCGGCGGCGTTAATAACACTCTTGGCCTCGGCCAGACGGTCGTATAGCTCGTTTATCTTCCTTAATGACGATGATCCACGAAGACGATCGAAATCATACTCGCCATATCTGGTACTGTCCCGGTACTGAATAAGCAAAGGTCTTAACTGATCGTTGATCTCATTTATTGTTGCCATCGCCTCCTCTACCTTCTCTATCCTTGATGATGATACAGATTGCTCCATGATCTTATCAACCAGATTCTCGTAATAATCACCCTCCTCGGATCCCCACATATCCTTAGAGAAACCAAGATGACCGCCAGCTAGCAGGAACTCGAACGCCGCCTTACCGCCCTCTGACCGCTCTATCCCGCTAAGTATCTCCTTAAATTCCGCGGAAGCCTTACGACCCTCGTTGGTATTCCCGAACTCCTCGGCCCACGCCTCGTCCCATGCCTTGATCTCCTCGGACATCATCAACGCCTCGGACCCCGCTTCCTTTGGTGTCCCATCGGAATACCACTCGCTCTTGGCTATAGCCCTATCACGTAAGATATCCAGATAAGATCTCCAAGCTATAGGATCGGATTGAAACGCCTTCCAATCGACCTTCCCGTTCCTCACGAACTTATCCATAGCCACATACCTGCTCCTGCGGATACGGGTCATGAAATCGGACGTGGCTTGCGATACCCTACGACCCAGTCTTTCCTCGACCTTCTTATTGACTTTCTCGATCTTATCGTAATAAGCCTGCACCATAGGTTTCTCTCGGTTCTCGTCCAACCACCTATTTATCGCGTCGAGATATCGTTGCTGATCCTCGAATGTCATGGCCGAGATATCAAAATTCTGGATACTTGGCTTGAATATATGATATACTTCCTTCGTAATAGGTTTATCCCCATCATATCCTACGATATCATCACGAGTCTTAACCTTAAGCCCCTTATCAGATAAAAGCATGTCGATAAGTTGCTTCTCGGTCTTACCCGTAACCTTTTTAAGATCATATATATCAATAATAGCTTTCGCCTGCTCTGTCCGATACAGTAAATCGTATTTGGCGAAATCACGGGACGAATCAAGGTAATCAGAGTTCTTACCGTTTATCTTCTGTATAAGGTCCTCATTATCCTTTATCCCCCATCCACGCTCTTTCATCATCTTCGTCATCTTGTTGATATTAGCCACACCCTCAACATGAGCGTCGTTATAAGCCTTGGCAAGGCGTTGTCCTAACATGCCTAAGATAGCGTTCCCACTATGCTCCAATGTCCCGAAAAACCGGGACATGACATTGATATCCTTATGGATGTTATTTATCAACTTCTTTATCCCATTCCAGAATCTTTCCGGAATATTAAACATCCGGAGCTGTCCATCCAGCCAATCCTCGTTACGATCACTACGGAGGGCGTTTATATCAGACATAGATGTCTCGGTCATCCGCAATATATCATCCATATCCTCTACCATGCCAACCTTGTTGTTGCCATAATAATCCGCCGCCTGATTATTGACGAATCCACGAAGATTCCTGATTAACGGTACTATCTCCCCATATACGTTATCGATAACCTGTATCGTCTCATAATCCAATCCCTTGTCGCTCTTACGCAAGCTACTGGCAACCGTAACCAAATACTCCACCTCAGCCTTGGCGGTCGCTATGACACTCTTGGTGGATAACAGGTTGTTGTTTTTATTAAGCTCACCCCCGACTTGTCTCACCTTCTCGCCTATATCACGTAGAAGGGAGATACTCTCACCGATCCTCTGGCTTTGGCTTGACCTCATCCTCTGCAATCTGGTATATAGTCTTTCCAATGACCTACCGTTCTTGATCAGCTTATTAGCCACATCAACATCCGATAATGAGTACATGAGATGGTCGCTATCCTTTAACAGAAGCACGTCAAATGCGCTTGGATCATCAGCTAACGCCGACTCCTTTATCCTATCAAGAACCTTATTCAAGTCTGATCTTTGAGTAGAGAAGAAATTCCGTATAGCCCGGATTATCCTGCCAAACAAGGAGAGCTGGGAGTCCTCGGACGAGGTCAGATCCTCTACCGCCTGTTCCATCCCCGGCACGAACCGCTGGGCCAACGTCTTGCCTAGGATCTCCCGCTTCACCATCCGATCCAGTTCCTCCCCTTGGTATTCCTTCCCATACACCTCATAGTAACGACCGGCGAATTGATTCCATAATGGCGTGCCGACAACAGAGTCCAGGACCTCGTCAATCTCCTGTTGGTTACGGTAAGTATCGATCAAGAAGTGAGCCACCTCCTCATTAAGATCCTCTACCGTAGCTCCCTCAGCCAAAGCGATAACCCCATTGGCCATATCGGACAATGCCCTAGCCGAAGGCTCGACACCATTACGCATCTTATACTTATCCATATACTCAGACATACCCATCACACGGATACCTAACGTGGATAAGATATTGGTGATATCAGTCCTGTTCTGAAGATCCTCCGCCTTCTCATTCTCAATAACCCCACGGACATTACTTCCGTACAAGGCGTTATCCTCCATCATCAACGACAAGGCTAGCTCCATGAACCCATCATACTTATTATTAAGTTCCTCGAACTTACCTTGTCTTAACATGCCCTTGATCTCTGATCTGCTTACCGTAACCTTCTCCCCTGACGTAGTGATAAGATCAAGATCATTACTTACCTCCGTATCAAAACCGATGGAGCCTAATACGTTCATCTCAGAAGACATACTACCAAACCTATTCCTTAGCCTAGACAAGGCATCCATAGCGTTATAGATCTTAAGACCATCAGAATTGCCGGCCCCGGTAAGATAATACCTATCCCCTAACCTTGTACGTTCCCCACTCAACATACCTTTCTTGATAAGGTAATTGACAAACCCTCCACGGGTGCTTATATTAGAGTCTGAACTGATACCAAGAATCGGGATGAATGACTCGCTGTTGTTAAGGGTTATGGAGGACGAGCCAAAGGAGATGTCAGCCGTACCGGACGGGACGTCGCTCTCCTCGACACTGCCGGCTAAGAACCCGGCCTCGATCCGCCCGCCGGACGAGCCTTTTATGGCGTTGGCGTAAGAGTCGTGTATCTTGCCGTCATCCGATCTAAAGAATAGGCGAGGTTCACCAGAATCATATACCAATCTTGAAGATGGGGGCGTATAATCTTCAATATAGTTTAACGGCAAGACATTCCCGGAAAATATAATCTCCCCGTCTATATTTCCGCCCTTCACCCTAATATTAGGTCGTTGCCCGGTAAAAGCGCTTTCCACGGCCTTCCATAGCATACGGGCTGTTTCTTTAATATCTATATTCTCCCTGATAGCCCTTATATCATCCCATGACGCCTCTTTCAGTATCGTGTCGCCAATATTATCCTCATTTATGGAATCCAAATCCACCTCCTGTACCGTGGATGTATCTACCACCGCCATATCACTGACCTCACCTACCTCTCCGGAAGTAAGATAAGCCACGACATTGTCGCTATTCCCAAGGCTTCTGGCCAACGCCGGGGCGTCCATATCACTTATGGCAGACAAGACCTTGGCTGACATAAGTTGTCCCCACTCGCTAGCGTTAAGTCTGGCACTTATGGATCTGGCGGCCTCCTTATTCCTTGGCACGGACTTCGTCCAGTCACCGAACTTAGACCTAAACTTATCGTTATAAATAGTCATATAAGCTTCAGCGGCCTTATTAAGGTCACTTACGGCGGCTATACCCGCTATCTTATCAAACAAGGTGGATACCTCTCCGGAAGGGGTCAAGACACGGGTTATCTTACCCTTACTATTTCTTTTAATTACACAACTTGACATAACTTCATGTTTTTGACAAAGATAAACAAAAAGCCTCCACAAATAAGCGGAGGCTGATATTCTTGTGTTCCTTATATAATTTATGGCTTAATCCGTATTCTTACTATTGATGAACTCGCTAACGCAATCACCAGCAAAGCCGGCTATATATGCTGCGTGTTCATCCTCTCCAACCTTAAAACCAAGAGACATATTGCAAAACTGACATACGCTCATTGCTATATGGAATGACTCGTGACATATATTTCTCATTATTAAATCATCGTCGCTCGAAAAATTCCAAAGTATGGCGAATTTATCATCATCGTCCCTATCCCTTACCAAATTCACGAAAGACGCCTCCTTATCCATATCATCTTCATCTCCCCATTTCCCCTCATGTTCAGGTTCCATATTCTCGAAACGATTACATAACGTCTTATAATCTAATCCAACCGTGATAATCAAATCCAACGGATATATCACGAAATCAAACTTCATCTCTCTCATAAGTTCTTCAATTTTTCTACAACATCAAAACACATCTTACACTCAATCCTACGATACAACTGCCTTACGCCATCTATCGTAGTCCAATAACGACCACCCTCACGGTGCAGGAACTCGCTCATGACCTTAGTGTCAGCCACATCATGTAGGTCGTATGAGTCAAAACATAACTTACATATATCGTCAAGATCAAAATAAGTAACCTTATTATACGATATACAACGGATTTTGTCTCCCATCAGGAATCTGAACGTCGAAAACATTTAGCTCTTCCATTTTTTCAATCAATTACAATTTCCTCAATAATAGAAATAGGAACATTCACGCATACTCCTATGGTTTTCAACCCACATCCGTTACGTCTATTCTCCTGAATCTGCTCCTCTGATAAAGGGGTCTCGATACTACAATACTTTGTAGTATTTTCTTCATAATCATTCTCATCCTCCTTATAAGGTCTATAAAGAACGATATCTCCAGCCTTAGCAGCTAACATAACAATACCATGAACGTCTTTTTTGATCATGCCGATTTTACCTTCATAACCATGATTCTTGATCAGATTAATGTGTTTTCTTATATCCATATACATAAAAATATGGGATACATATCCCATCACAGACCTGTATCCCCTTATAATAAATTAGCGACGAAAAGCATGGTGATGGACATGCGCCACAAATGTAATTACAAATTTTGTAAAAACAAAACCGTTTTATGGTAAAATATCCCGGACGAACCGCACACGATAGTGATCGCCCTTAATGTTGCCTATGACGCCATAGCCTGAGTCTACGCGGCCATTACTGAAGTTCACGTACCATGCTTTTTGGGTGCCAGCTTCAGAACTAGACCAATAGGTGGTGGAAGTATTGAATTGTTGTCCACCAATAGCCGATAATGCGTTATTGACACTCGTTAAGTTCATATATATCAATGAAAGCTCACGACATGATGGGATATACCAATCATCATATCCTTTAGCGTCAGCACTAGCTAAGAACGTATTAAGCACATGGCCAATTGTCGCATAGGAAGTATAAGACCCGCCACCAGTAGTCACCCCCTTTAATACATCTGAATTAGCTTTCCCATGCCGATCAGACAAAGCCCCGTTTGTCCAGCCAATAACATTTGTCGGAAGGTTAGGGGTACCATTGTATGAACCTGACTCCGGTTTTAGGTAACCGTAATTATCACTTCCAAATGCTTTGTCATAATTTGCAATGCCAGTCTGATCCGTACCATTTCCACCCCAATAAAAAGCGTAAGTGCTGTCCTTCCCGGACCCGGCTGTTACGTAGCTTTCATTAAGATCCTCATATTTCTCAATCATAAATCTCTTACCTTGAGCGTTAAGGGCAACACCTATACAATCATTGGAAGGTGCGTCCGTTATGCTTCCATCAGGGCGGACGTAAAAAACACCAGGGCAAGTATAATTACACTGACATGGAGCGTCACTCTTCAACACCCCATACACCCGATTGTCGCTAGTCAGCCATCGTTTGCCATCGCTTGTCACATAGGCTTGCCTGCACCCCTCCTGATTCACTGTAAGTATCTTCTTAGTACCTTTTGGAGTTGTTATCTCCAGCTCAAGAGTCCGATCAAGGCCTTTATTCATTACCGAACCAAAAGAAACGGCGGCGTTGCCGGTTCCGGATCCCGGGCTGACGGTCAAAGGCTGGTCCGTTACCTCGCCTACCCCGTCCTTCCAATTAATATTCAAATCACTCATAA